TTTTTTTTATTTTTGCACTCGAATTTCAAAGCGAGTTTAAAAACTCTTTTGCAAAGATAAAGAAAATAATTTAAAATGCAAATAAAATGGGAGAAAATTTTAATTATGATTTTCGGACACCGTTGCAGAAGCAGCAGGACGAAAGAAAGAAGAACATCATAGCGATGTTTGCAGATTTCCGAGCAAAGGCACCTGCCGAGACCTCAGACAGCAGAATAATGCTCGCAGTTTCACAGCGTGTTGGTTGCACCCAGCAGAACGTGCGTGTTATCCTCATTAAGGCTGGATTGATAACACCAAAGAAGAGACGTGCAGCCGTGCGCAAATAATCAAGTAGAACCAATTTAAACATTCAGAGCGTATGAAGAAGTTTATCGAGATTATCACAAGTGACGAAGTATTATCCCTGGCAGTTGCCATCGTATTAGTAACTTTAATTTTTTGGAGGGCTTAGTTATGACGAACGAAGAACCAAAGGTAGCTGACGCAGGCAGATACACCATGACAGAGACCTGCAAGGTACTGGGCATCCATCGCAACACCCTGCGCAGATGGTTGCAGGCTGGTAAGATTAAGGTCAAGTTCCGCAGAATCGACAACCGCAAGGTTTTCGAGGGCAGCGAGATTAAAAAAGTTTGGAGGATTGCCCTATGAGCAAGTTATCAATCAATATGCGCAGGATGATCGTGAAGTACACAGACATCTGCTGGCTTATCACTAACTGGAAGGCGAACCGCAAGACCAGAAAGCACTGCAAACTGAACAACAAGTGCTATTTGGAGGCAGAGCGAAGAATCCAGTACAGAGAGTTTAAGGGCAACCTTTACGTGGCACTCGATAATATACCGCTCATACAACTGAACGGAACAGATAACGACATATTGAAGTCGTGCCGTGAGACATTCCAAAGTTACATATTCAATCAGCGAGGAGGAAACGAATGAAGAAGATAATAGAGGATTGCAGGAAGAAGATGTACGATGCCATCTGGATGGAGTTAGACCGTGATCCACAGCGACCAGCGGTTGCTAGGGTAGACATCAAGACCAAGGCAGGCAACATCTGCGTATGGTGCGACAGAACCGGGAACACAGCGGTTGTTTCGCACAAGAATAACAACAACGACAGCGAGCGGCTGGAGGAAGCTATCGAGGGTTGCGTCAACTATCAAGACGTGATGGACGACTGGCTGGAAGAGAACAGCCAATACGCAGACCAAGACCCGATGGACGCCTTCGAGGAAAGCAGGCTCGACAGCCTTATGGCTCAACTGGTTTGACACAGATGTTAAACAATTATTATTATATGGCTCCCTGCAGCGGCAGGGCAAAGGGCGCACGCAAAACTTATTTTCCAAAGGTTATCTAATTAGTTGTTTTTACCATGTAATATGCGGAAACGACAGCGTGCGCCCTGCAACGGAAGTGCATCCACCAGCAGGCAAGGGTGGGGTAGCAATCAACTGGGGTTCGAATCCCCAGCCTTCCACTAGAGTTAATGAACAATAAGTCGAACAATAAAAAGAACGAATTATGGAAAATGAAATTATCAATGTTAGCGGTGGCGAAATGCTGGAAGCTATCAACCGCTCGGAGATTGACGGACAGATTGCAACAGCGCACAAGTTCCCGAGAGACATCATGCAATGCAAGCAGAACATGGTAGCACTGGCAGCGATGGACGATGATGTTGCATACAACTGCTTCTATCACCTCGAGCGCAAGGGCAAGGATGGTCAGGTATCGGTTATCGAGGGTCCTAGCGTCAGGTTTACAGAAATCATTTCCGCATGCTGGAAGAACCTCCGCATCGCGGGTCGCATCATCGCCAACGATGGCAAGACCATCACGGCACAAGGCGTCTGCCACGACCTCGAGAGCAACGTTGCCTACTCTGTCGAAGTGAAGCGCAGCATTCTGACATCGAAGGGATATACCTTCTCGCAGGACATGCAGGTGGTGGTTGGCAATGCAGCTGTGGCGATCGCCCAGCGTAATGCAATCTGCAAGGTCGTTCCGCAAGTATTGATTGCAAGCGTGGTGAAGGAAGTGCAGGCAAAGGCACTCGAGCACATCAAGCAGACTGGCGTACAGAGCCAGTGGAAGAGCTGCGTAGTCTGCTTCCAAGTTTACCAGGTAACAGACCTTATGCTGCTGGAATACCTGGGCAAGAAATCAGCCGAGGAAGTCACAGCAGAGGATATTCAGAAGCTGGCTGGTGTGTACAACGCTATCAAGGAAGGAACGACCACCGTAGAGGAGACATTCAAGAAGCCAAAGCAGCAGGATGCTATCGCACAGCAGGCGCAGGCAGCAGCCGAGAGCGCACAGAAGAAGGCAGAGAAGGCAATGAGCCGCAGCCAAGGCAAGGCTGGCACAGCAGCGAAGAAGTAGTTTAGTTTATAAAGTTATAGCGTTTCCCGATTAGCCGCAGGGCAACCTTCAGGGTGGGAACCTGACCAGATTATAGGGAACCTGCGGCAACTATTAAACATTCAGTAAAATTATGGCAGAAAAAGAAAACAAACAGAAACACAAGAGCACCATCGACAAGTACTTTGGCAGAACCGCAGATGGTTACAAGGCATGGGCAGAAGAAGCCGAAGAAGAAAGATGCTATCTGCAGGCTGCAATAGAGCCGACTGGAGATGCAGATGAAGACGGAAACCAAGGATTCGATTTTCATATTGCTTACCACGGTAAAACCGCTTACCTCGCAGATGGAATTGCTCAAGCAATGCAAAGGGATAAATTCCTTCGCACGATCGTTATTACAGCAGCTAGAAAATTCTTTTTTGATAAATAAGACATTCAGACAATGAAACAGATAATAAAATACAAAAGCAGAGAGGAGTGGTTGCAGAACCGCTCAAAGGGAATAGGAGCATCAGAGGCAGGCACAGTACTGGGACTGAACCCATGGGAAACACCATACCAGCTGTGGAGACGCAAGAAGGGTATCGACCCACCAAAGGTTGAGAACTTTGCGATGGTTGCAGGACACCTGCTGGAGGATGCCGTGGCGCAATTCTTCAAGCGAGAGAGCCACTGCCACATCATCAAGGCGAGCACGGACGACTACACCATCACGAACACCGATACACCGTATCTACGAGTAAGCCCAGACCGTACCTTCTGGAGAGTTGGGGCAACACACAACGAAGCCAGCAAGAGCATCCTAGAGTGCAAGACCACGCAGATGCAGATAGATGCAGACGACCTCCCGAAGCATTGGTTCTGCCAGCTTCAGATGAACCTCGGAGTGGGCGAATACAAGGATGGAGCACTTGCCTGGCTGACAGCAGGCAGGGAGTTCGGCTACCGTGACATCGACTTCGACCCCGAATTTTTCGGATGGATGCGTGACGAGATAACCAAGTTCTGGCTTGACTACATCGTGGGCAACCAAGAGCCACCTGCATACAGCGCACAAGACGTTCTCTTGAGGTCGCCACTGCACAAGGCAGGAAAGGAGATTGAAGCCACAGCCGAAGTCGGGGATATGCTCATCGAGTTGAAGGAAATCAGGGAGAAGAGCAAGACACTGGAGAACCGACAGAAGGAAATCGAGGACAACTTGAAGCTGTTCTTTGGTGACGCTGAAAGCATCGTGGACGGAAACGGCAAGACACTGGCAACGTGGAAAGCACCGAAGGCAAGCGAGAAGTTCGATGCCAAGGCTTTTCAGATAGACCATCCCGAGGAATGCGCTGCCTACATCAAGCAGGTGCAGGGAGCACGAAGATTGCTAATTAAGTAAAGGCAGGGCTTATGGCTAGCGTTCCTATATCAAAAACCGACCTAAGGAATATAATTTCTCAACTGGAGAATTATATTTCCCTAGGTGGGGAAGTGACAGCACCGACCGACACAAGCCAGCGGAACAAAATCCGTATGGCTACCGTGCTCAAACGGAAGCTGGAGAAGAAACTATCATTATCAGAATAAAGCATCATGAACGATTCATTCATCTTATACACATCATACTACGCTCTTATCGAGGGGCTGACCGATGAACAACTCGGGCAACTTACGAGAGCGATATTTCTCTACGCAAGGGATGGGAAGACTATAAATCTCGAACCAGTCGTGCGTATGGCTTTTGCTTTTATCAAAGACAACATCGATCGCAATGCGGACAAGTATCAGAAGAAATGCGAACGCAACCGTGAGAATATCAGAAAGCGGTGGGAGAAAAAGCATGCGGAAGATACGACCGAACGAAGTGATACGACCGAATACGAACGTATACCATCGAATACGAACGTATACGAAGAAAAAAGTCGTATACCTTATGATAATGATAATGATAATGAGTATGATAATGATAATGATGTTTCTAAAGAAACAAATATATTAGAACCTTCTAAAGAAGGTATTCAGAGTGCATCGGTCAAGACCGAAGCACCCGGTGGCGGCAAGGTTTCGAAATCTCAAAAGATAGACTATGCTTCCGTCAAGGAATACTGGAACCGCAAGCATGATGAGACGAAGAGTGCGATGCCGCCTATTACGCTCATGACTGAGAACCGCAAGGTGATGGTCAAGGCAAGGGTTCGTCAATGCAAGGGAGACGTGAAAACTCTGTACCGGGTAATTGACATTGCGATGGCATCTGACTTCATGAACGGCAACAACAAGCACGGCTGGCTCGGAAAGTTTGATTGGATATTCGGTAATGAGCAGAACTTCGCAAAGGTGCTGGAAGGCAACTTCAACAACGAGCCAGCCACAAGCCAGCAGCCGCAATCGGCAGCAGTCAAGGCGCAGGATCCTTCGGCAACGGCAAGACCGAGCATTGGCGAACTATACGAGCAAGCCAAGCACCAGCAGCCAGCGAGCCAGCAGAGCCAAGACAGCAAGTTCCGGTGGGTAATCCAGCAGAACCTTGCAGACTTGAAGAAGAACCCAAACAACAAGCCAGCCAAGGATTCGCTGACAAGATACTACGAGGAGGGAGTTCTTCAACGGCTGGGCATCGACTGGAAGCCCGAAAAATAACGGACGAGGGCAAAATCAGCCGTTCTGGGACGTTTTCACGCTTCGGGCGGTAAATTATAAGGCAAACAGATTTTAAACGCTTAAAACAAAAGAATTATGGCAAAAGAAGTAATTGTAATTAGTGAACCGTATGAAATAGCCAAGGATTTCGAGGCAGGTACATTGCTGAACGTTAACGGTAGATTATTGAAAGTAGTGTTGGATGATGATGTACCTGAACAGCAGAATACTTGCGATATATGTGCTCTTGATACTAAAGGGTTGACAGAATTTTGCCCTTGTGCAAGATGTAGTGATATTCACTTTAAAGAGATTAAAGACCATGAATGAGTTATTTTTCCACGAATGCAGAGCCGCAGGGCTCGTATTCAAGACTTCGAACGATTGGTTCAAGTGGCTGACCGAAAACAGCTACGACATCAAGAAGCCAGTTGCAGAGCATGATGGATTTAAGTACAGTATCAAGGATATTTGCATCAATCCGCACGTAATCGAGTATTCCGTAGAGGGTGTAGACAACTGGGGATGGAAGGTAATGACCGCCAACACCCAGTTCGGCTGGATATGGGGCTACAGCATTCAAAAAGGGAAGCATGGGTACGACAGCCCGGTAGCCTACCCGAGCAGATATGATGAGCTTGGCATCTTCTACGGTAATGAGAAGGAAGCGGAGCACGATGCCCTGACCTGCATCATCAGAGACCTCGAGAAGAATTCTGGAACCAAGAACACCAACCTCCTTCTCTGGGCGGCAAAGAAGAAGCGTGCAGACATCATTCATCCACAGCAGGAACTCTTTAAATAGTTATCATAAACCGTATTAGCTATGTACAGAGTTGATATAAAACTGGTCCGTGAGTGTGGTCTTCATCATCTGTCAGTTGGCAACAGAGACATCTGGCTGGCAGATGATGAGGTAAAGGCTCTAGAATGTATCCTCAAAGATTACAATGCGGACACGAACAATTTTAAACGCAGTTGAAAATGAAGAAGATAGAAATCATCAATGACAATCATCATCATCACGTATTCGTTGGCAACACCGACTTCTGGCTCGATACAATGGAGCTGATTGAGCTATACAAGAAACTCGGACAAGAGAAATTATAAACAATAAAAACATTCAGATTATGGAACAGAAAGATATTGATATTTATGAGATTTTGAAGGACGTGCCAACTGGCACTGGGTTATACACGCCACTTAGCGGAAAAGTTGTGCTCTCTTATCTTGCAACCAACAAGGAAGCAGGAGAAGCAATCTGGACAGAGAATAGGAACGGAGAATTTTCCTTCGACAAGAACGGCAGATGGATGGAGGGAGGAGAAGTCCTGCTCTTCCCTTCGAAAGAAATGAGAGACTGGAGCAAGTTCTTCAAGAAGGGAGACGTGCTGGAGTTTGCAGGCGACAAGGGAGTACAAGGAACCTGCACCTTCGAGAAATTCGAGGATGAGACGAAGACACGCTTTCTCGGAAGATTCGTCAAGGAGAAAGAATGCTTGTATTACAAGCGTGCTTCAAGTTTCCGAACAGCCGATTGGGTCAAGAGCGATGATCCAGCAGGCTATATCCGATTCGTTGAAGAGCGGCTCGGTGGAAAGCTGAACCGGGAAACCCTGGAGATTGAGAAGCCAGCGAAACCTACGTTTGAAATTGGTAAACTCTACGTTTTTAACGAGGAAGACGAGGACGGAGAGCTGGCAATCATAGGCGAACTTATCGCCAAGAACGAAAGCGAGGACACGCTGACATTCGGCAACCAGTATGAGATTGAGACCGAGAAGTTCGTGACCGACCAAGCCTTCGACCTGCGAATCAGCGTGCACGATGAACTGCGAGAAGCGACAGAGAACGAAGTCGAACTGTTCAACAAACATTACGCCATCTGGAAGAAAGAGAGGGAGCAGCCAGCCTTCAAGACCTTTGACAAGGTGCTGGTAAGGTGCGGAAAAGGTTTCAAGTGGCTCCCAGCGTTCTTTATCCGAGACCGTGGAGAGGATTTTGCGGCTAGATACAACGTCTTGCCTTTACATAGCGGAAAAACAGCAGACTTCACCAGCTGCATCCCATACGAGGGTCATGAGAATTTTGCCTTCACTGACTACGATTTCGTAGACTTACCATTCTAGGACGTATGGCGAGCGAATTATGCAAGGCTTGCGATGCCGGGCGAAACTGCTTAAATGGGCTATACTGCCCGGCACGCAAGCAACATGTAGAACATCAGGTAATACTTGAATGCAATGAGCGATTTCGCAACAAGGGAGAAGAACAGAACCTACTACCAGGAGCACCGGGAACAGATCCTCAGAGCCACGAAGGAATGGCGAAAGAGAAACCGGGAAAAATACCGGGCGTACCAAAAGGAGTACTGGAGTAAGCACTACCGGAACTACGGTACAAAGAACCGGGTAGCCGACAGAGCGATGCGTGAGAGGAAGAAGCCGGACGTAGAGAAGGCTCTTTCCATGTTCAAGAATCCGCAGCAGGCAGCGCATCTGGCATGGCTGCTCGAAAATAAAAAGAATAATCGGTCGTGAGTTCAATAATAGAGTTTTAACCAGCGAGGACACAAGGGGATGGCTCTCCTATCAAAACAAATAAACTTATAACATCTTGAAATTAAGATATGAGAGCCGGAAACGCATCTCCCGAAGTCTGACAACAAACAAAGAAAGCGAGGTGGTACATGAAGAAGTAAGAAAAAGAAATCGTTAGAAAATTATGCTTTTGTTCATTCGGCTGGCGGTGGAAGAAGGAAGAACCCTGCAAAAAATTCATTCATTAAGTTATTCATTTATTTTGCAAGCGCAGGCACAACTTCCGGAATCCCTGCCAGCTTTCTCTATCGCAACCGAAAAGAAGGGAAAGAAAGGGGTAGGGGAAAGATAGGGATAATAACGCATGTGCGCACGTGTATGCGCACGTAAAGGGTGTTGGATAATAAACTACACCAGCAAAACAAAATAAACGCTTATGCGTGAAATTTAAACGAAATAATTACTTTAAAGAAAAAATGGAAAAAGGAACAGTTATAATTGGAATCGACCCCGACAACCAGGAAAGCGGTGTCGGAGCAGTATTTGACGACAAGAAGTTTCTCGCCTATAAAATGAATTTTCCTTCATTGATAGATTACCTCAAGGCTATGAACGAGAGTTGCAAAAAGATTAAGGTCGTTATTGAAGGCGGCTGGCTCAACAAGAGCAACTGGCATGTGCTTAATCGGTTCATGACAGCAGTCAAGGCAGCAGCCATCGGACGCTCTACCGGAATGAACCATCAGACCGGAATCTTGATTGTCGAGTGCTGCAAACACTACAATATCCCCTGCGAAATCATCAAGCCGCTAAAGAAGTGCTGGAAGGGAAAGGACGGAAAAATCACGCAGGACGAAATTGCTTACTTTATAAGCCCTGACGGTAAGATGCCGAGAATGAACCAAGACCAGAGAGACGCACTTCTCCTCGCGTGGGTCTGTGCAGGATACCCGGTCAGAGTGAAGCCGAAGAAACCGCAGACAACCCTGCAGAAAACCATCAGAGCCTTTGATGGATAAAATAAAAGCGAAGTGTTGGAAAAAGTTAAAAGTGTGCAAAGAACAAACAACTAAAGCAAAAAAGTCGTATCTTTGCGCCAGTGTTTACCAAATAAGCACATATTTCGAACTTAAAACAAGAAGAAAATGAAAACAGAAGAAATCGCACTATCGAGGGTCAGCGAGAACGAAGCGAACCCTAGAACCATAACTGAGGCGAATTTCCAAAAGCTGGTAAAGAGCATTCTTGTATTTCCTAAGATGCTCCAGCTTCGCCCGATAGTCGTAGACGAAACCTACAAGGCACTGGGTGGCAATATGAGAACGAGGGCACTCTGCCACATCGTGAGCATGACACCCGAAGCCATCATGGACGTTCTCGACACAGACCAGCGGCTGACCGATGCAGAGAAACTGGCAATCGCCAACTACTGGAGCCAGTGGAAGGAGCAGCCAACTGCAACCATCGTCAAGGCATCTGACCTGACGGAGGCGCAGAAGAAAGAATTCATCATCAAGGATAATGCTGGCTTCGGAGACTGGAACACCGAAGCACTGGCAAACCTGTTCGGAGACCAGCCATTGACGGACTGGGAATCCCACAATGGATTCTCGGTATGGCAGGCATCAGCAATGAGCAAAAGGAGGGGGGCGATACTCCAACAGAAGGAGAAGGAGCACCGAAACCAAGCCTAGTGGATAAGTTTGTCGTTCCTCCCTTCTCAATCCTCGACACACGCCAAGGCTACTGGGTTGAGCGAAAGAAGCAATGGCGTGCCATCGTTTCCAGCAAGGACATCGGGGCAAGCCGTGAACAGACCCTCTTCCGTTCCAAGGAAATGCGATACAAGGAACTGTACTCCAAGAGCGAGAAGTTCAGAAAAGAGAAAGGCATCTCTTTCGATGAGTATCTCGAGAACTATGTATCGCCCGAAGAGAAAGCCAAGGCAGACCGTAGCGTATTGGCGCAAGGTACAAGCCTTTTCGACCCAGTGCTGGCTGAAATCATCATGCGATGGTTCTGCAAGCCACACGGAAAGATTATCGACCCATTCGGAGGTGAGCAGACAAAGGGCGTTGTTGCTGGCACGCTAGGCTACGACTATCAAGCTGTGGAAATCCGCAAGGAGCAGGTCGACATCAACACAGAAGCGACCAAGGACTACGGCAGCGTGAAATATTTCTGTGGTGATTCAAACAACATAGGGCAGATAATCAAAGACAGCGATTTCGACCTCTGTTTCACCTCGCCACCATATTACGACCTGGAAGTCTACAGCAAGGAAGACATGAGCGCACTCGGCACATACGAGGAATTTATGAGCCAGTACGAAAATATCTTCAGACAATGCGTAGACAAAATGAAGGATGGCTCATTCCTGGTTGTCAAGATTGGGGAGGTACGAAACAAGAAGAACGGAGAGTACCGGAATTTCGTTGGAGACAATATCTCCACCTTCCTGCGGCTAGGACTTCACTATTATAACGAACTCATCCTGATCGAGCAGGTCGCATCCCGATGCCTGAGAGCAGACGGAGGCATGAAATCACGCAAGACACAGAAGTGCCACCAGAACGTGCTCGTTTTCTATAAAGGCGAAATGGACGAAATCAAGAAAACGTTCGAGGATATGCGACAGCCCGAAAAGATGCACACAAACGTGCTGGTATTCTACAAGGGCGACCCGAAACACGTTCAAGACCATTTCCAGCCTATCGAATACAACGAGGAAGAAGCGCAACAGCTTGCGGACACCTTCAACAGCGTAGCACCACCAGCAGGAGAGGAAGAGCAACCAGCAGAGGAAGGAGGGCAGAGCGATGAAGGCACAGACGATTGACATCAGCCAAAGGGCAAAAACAATCCGTGCCTGCATCATCAAGCGGCACATGGAAGAGAACCACATCGACCGCTGCGTCTGCTTCTCCTGCGGCAACGCATCAAGAGCCATCAAGGAGGCAGGCATCCCCTGCGTGGAAATTTCTCCCGGTGGCGATTTGAGTGCGAACCGCTGGTGGAGCATGAACGAGATACGCAACACCTTCCCCGATTCCTTTGATGCAACGAGCGGACACCTGCCAATGGATATGATGAACCAACTGGCAGCGGAGTACCGAACGACTTTTTCCGACATCATCAAGGAAGGGCAGACCTACACCATACCGACTGGCAGCGGAGAGACCGTAATCTGCCTGCGGATGGCTTTCCCTAAGTCGCGGTTCATTGCGCAATGGGATAATCAAGACCCAAGCTGCGAGTACTCAGACCAAGCACCGATGGCGCAACTGGTAAAAGCCACTGGAGAATGGGAGATAATAAACGGATGAGACGATATGCGGGCGTATGTGGCACGTTCTAAAGCCATGCGCATAACTAAGCGTGATTGAAACGTTCGAGCCGTGTGCGCAAAATTCGCACAAAATAACCTCCAAGGGAGCGGAAACGAAAAAGGCAGGAGATTAACCCCTGCCCATCGCTTTGAGAATACACTGGTTGATGAAGCCGCTGCGGTCTTTCTTATCGACCCCTGCCAAGATGTTAGCCACGTCCTCGGTAGCACCGAAATAGAATGTTGCAGCGTATTTCTTCGTTCGCCCTGCACCCTTGCGAGCACCTCCCCAAGATTTGGAGGTAGTTTCATTCGTAGTATTCATAATGTTAAAAATTTGGTTATATGAAAATTAATTCGTAAATTTGCAAACGAAATCCCAAAGTGGGGTGGTGGTTCGAGCACCACCCCTTGGAATAATCAAAACCCTCAGAGCTCAATCGTGAAGGTTATTTTGATTTTCCAAATCCTAATCGAAATGTAAGTTCTCATAAGGCTTTGGGATTTCATTTTACTTTTCCCTCATCCTCGGAGGGTTTCAGTAAATAAGGACTCTTCCCTTATTACGTTTGCAAAGATACGAAATTTATTTGAAATATGCAAGTTTTTCAAGTAGAATTTTTATAAAAAATCAAATAAATTTCAAGGAATCAAAATATGCCACAAGGTAACAACAATAAACATCGAGCGCAGAAAATCGACATCGAGAACCGCCTGCAGATTATCGCACCCTTATACCGCAGAGGATGGACGGAGCGAGAAATCACGGCAGAGGTGAGGAAACGGCTCGACAGACCGAAATACAATCAAGCGCACTGCGACATTCAGCGGTTATTGAAGGAGTGGAGGGAAGAGAGACTGACCGACACAGACGAGAAAATAACCAGCGAGGTGGCAAGGTTGAAACTGGTGATACGTGAAGCGTGGGAAGCCTGGGAAAAGTCCAAGGAAGACTACCACTTGCAGAAATCAACCCAGCATGGACTGCCACTCCTAGATGAGCGAGGAAAACAGATTTCAATCGAGACCGTCAAGGCGATAATGTACGATGCCGAGAAACGAGGATTCGGAGAACCACGCTACCTCGACATCATCATCAAGGCAGAGGCGCAGATTTGCAAGCTGCTCGGACTGGATAAGGTCGTGCTCGACCTGAACGCAGGATTCCAAGGCGGCATCGAGGTACGCTACATAAACTCGGGGCACAAGTGTGCATCCAGCGAGCAGGAAGTAATCGAGCGTGAGGGATTGGATAAAGAATAATTTTTTTTACCATAATTTTTGTTTTAAGTTTTTTATTGTTTGAAAGAATGGCACTATTTGATGTTATTGGTGAACTGTATGACCCGAATGCGGACGTGAAGCCAAGGTTTCTTGTGAACCAAGGAGGCACGTCCTCGGGGAAGACATACACCATCATGCAGCGTCTTATAGTGCTTTCTTTTGAACACCCCATGGCAATTATCACGGTGTGCGGTCAAGACCTTCCGAACTTGAAGGTGGGAGCCATGCGAGACCTAGACACCATCCTGCACACAAGGGCAGAGTTGCTGGACTGGTTCAAGAATAACAAGAGCGACAGCAGCTACCGAGGAAAGAACGGCTCAATCATCGAGTTCAAAAGCTACAAGGATGCGCAGGACGCTAAGAACGGTAAGCGTGACTACCTGTTCGTGAACGAGGCGAACGGTGTGCCCTACGAAGTGTTCTGGCAGCTTGCCATCCGAACCCGTAAGCAGGTGTTCATCGACTACAATCCAAGCGCAAGGTTTTGGGTGCACAACAACATCATCGGCAGGGATGATTGCAGGTTGATCCTGAGCGACCACCGAAACAACCGATTCCTGACTGAGCAGGAGCACAAGAAAATTGAAGAGATTGACGACCCCGAACTGTGGCGAGTGTATGCGCGTGGACTGACCGGAAAGATAACCGGGCTTATCTTCACTAACTGGGGCATCGTTGACAAGCTGCCACCGCGTGAGGAGTGGAAGATGGAATGCAGGGGTATGGACTTCGGATTCACCAACGACCCAACTGCGCTGGAGCACGTTATATTGGCGCACGGAGAGTTATGGGTGGACGAAGAAATCTACCAGCCTGGAATGACGAACGATGACATCGCAGACCGATGCAAGGAACAAGGACGGACGAAACGAGACCTTATCATTGCGGATTCGGCAGAGCCTAAGAGCATTCAGGAGATACACAACCGAGGGCTGTGGATAATCGGCAGCACCAAGGGAGCGGACAGCATCAACAACGGCATCGACATCTTGAAGCGTTTTCGCATCAACATAACAAGACGCAGCCACGGCATAATCGGGAACATGCAGCAATACAAGTGGAAGAAGTCAAGGGATGGAGAGACCACGAACCAGCCTATAGACGCATTTAACCACGGCATAGACGCAATAAGATACGTAGCCTTGAAGAAGTTATCCGTAGCAAGCCATGGAACGGCTAGGGCGCACGTATTAAGGCAACAATAACTACGACAAAATTATAAAGCGTATGGATAATAACACTACATTCAAGTACTGGCTGGCAGTGGCAAGGCACACCAGCTATAAAATCGGCAAGCAGCCACGACCAGCGTTTGTCGGAGGGAAACAAGTGCCCGACAATCTAAACCAGCTATCAATCGGGCAGCTAATAGACCTTTCCCAGCTATCTGACAGCGAGGAAAGTCTGTATCAGATAGTGACAACCGTCCTCGGTCTGAGCCACAAGGAAGTGGAGCAGGCTAGGGCGGTTGATGTCGTTATGCTCATCGGTTGGGTAACAGCAGAGGTGGAGCGCATCAACAAGCTATTCGAGAGCACAGACACAGCGAAGCCAACGAGACTGGAGAAGGAGGCTGGCATCGATACCCTGCGGTTCGGACTGTTCGGCATGCTGGACTGGTATGCGGTAAGGATGGGCATCAGCGACCACGACCAAGTTCTGAAAACACCATGGCTTCGCATCTACAAGTGCATGGAAATGGACAATAAGAGAAGCGTGTACGAGAGGAACCTGCAGAAGTTGCAGGCAGAAGAAATGAAACGTAAATCTAGATAATTATGGCAACAATCAGAGAAACATTAAAGCAGCTGGCAGCAGACACGCTACCAGACTATACCTACCTATTCGAGGACTGGGACACAGCAGACACCAAGCTGGAGAAACTGAACTATCCAGCAATCGTGTGCATCATCCCAGCCAGCGGCACGACAGAGATACGCAACGGCAGAGTATACGATACCGTGAACGTAGCCCTGGCGTATCTCGACACCGTACCGAGAGGAGCGGAAGGAGAAGACAACGGAGAGTGCATCGACCGAATGAAGGTGGCAGGGGCAAGGATGATACGAGCCATCAACCAGTCGCACCAGTTCGAACCATTGGAAGGGCAGCAGTACTACGAGACCATCATCGAGCGTTTGAGCACGATCGTGTCGGGCGTAATGTACTCCCTGCAACTGACACAGAGCATAGGAGGGTGTGAGGTATGAGCAAGGGAGGTATTCAATTCGACCCCAAGGCGGCATCGCTCATAATGCGTGAGGAGGTTGAGAGAGCACGGCAACTTATCATCAACCACATACGTATCAACGGACAGAACGCATCGGGGCGCACCATAGCGAGCCTAAAGGTGGAGCAGCCCAGCGAGGAAGAAACCATCCTCTGGGGACACAAGCCATTCGGGGTTCTCGAAACTGGACGAAGGGCAGGAAAGATACCATACGGCTTCCGTAGCATCATCCGGCAGTGGATGAAAGACAAGGGACTACACGGCACACCTATCCCCTACAAGACCGACCGGGCACACAAGTATACACCACAAGAGCGTGGCGACATGAGCATGGCAGGAGCCATCGCCCACACCATCGGCAGCAAGGGTTCTAAGCTGCACCGGACTGGTGGCAGGGCTGACGTATACAGCAACGTTGTGCCCGACACAATGAAGCGGCTCGGGCAGCGACTTATTTTCTTAATCCACCAGTCGGTGGAAAGTATCAAACTTAATAATGAGACGGTATGAGACAGACAACGAAAAACGGCATCACGATTAAGTATGCGGACGCTGTAGGCTTCGCATTCCTTCCCTGCATCATCAAGGCAAGCGGCTCGGGTGTTGCGAGCATCGAGACAACCATCAGCAGGGAGACCAGGGCGCACACGTACAGCGTGGAAGCGTTTGCAGATAACTGCATCATGGACTATCGGGAATATGTGCAGGCACTCTTCGATGGCATCAGCTTCGGGAATCTTGACTATACCAAGGTGAGCCAGCAGAGCACACTCGGGGCAGAGTTCAATATTTCCGTGAAGGTCAAGAATAGCGAGGGGAGCGACCTTGCGACATTCAGCTATACGACCTTCTACGTTTGGGGAGCGATGAGGGCAGGCGAGACTTGGAACGGACACAAGAAGCTGACATGGTTCACGCATTTCCCATTCTCCTTTGGTTTTTATCTCAATACGGCTTCCCAGATACTTATCGGCTACGAGGGAGCACCAAACAAGTTAGTTAAGCCCGGCATCGCTGGCATCGTGGACATTAACACCAGCGTTCTGCCAAACAAGGCGAGGTACTGGAACATCTACGACTACGATGGCAAGATAGAGCTGGGAACGTTCACGGACGTTTTCGACCTTACCTTTGCGATGGCGAGCGGTGGCAAGCAGTCTCTCCTTGCAAGGATAGAAAGGAACGACACGGAGAATGGCATCTACCTGCGTTGGGTTGACCGTCACGGCTTCTATCGATACTGGCTATTCACGCAAGGCGATGAGAGTAGGGCGATAAGCAGCGACACCAGCTTTGTACGCAACAACCTCGGAGAGTATGACGATACGATATTCGGCTACCTCGGAGCGAACGGCAGAAGGCAGGGCTACGGCAGAGAGGACACCATACCTCTTTGCGCACCATTGGTAGACAGCGAGACGTTCGATTTCCTGCAAGACCTAGCCAGCAGCCCGGTCGTGGATATGTACCTCGGTGGCGACAAGTGGCAGAGTGTGACAATCAAGGCAGGAACCTACACCAAGACAAAAGCAGAGTTGCAGGATTTCGTCTGCAACCTGGTTATTAACAATACACAGATTCAGCAGCTATGACAGACCAGCAACTATACATAGACGGTGTTCTTATGGATATGAGCGAGGATTCGGCAATCACGCTCGACATCAAGAGCAATCTTTTCCGTGACATCACGAAAATGACCGCCAACACGACATACACCATCAACCTGCCCAAGACAGCGCACAATATGGCGGTGCTGGAGTTTGCAGGGAAACCGAGCACCAGCAGCAAATACCCCTATATTTTCCACACAGCACGTTATTTCCGTAACGGACTGGAGATTATCCGCAATGGAAGGGCAAGCGTTCTGAGCGTTAAGGAAACCATCGAAATTTCGATTTATTGGGGATTGTTCCAGGCATTGGTAACGCTGCAATCGTCTGACCTAAAGCTGAACGAGTTGAATTGCACGAAGTATCTGCGGTTCACCAAAAACAACAGCTACGACACCTACGAAAAGGCAATATCGGATGGAGTATTCTATGGAAGATACGAAACGGCAGTGGCTAAGACATCAAGCGATGAATGGTATGGATATGACCGCACCGAAGGAGGGAACAGCGACACGACATACTCACTCGTTGAAGGTAAGATAAGAACTGGAACAGAGGTCGGAAAGTATGTATCGGGCGAGGTTTTGACCGATGAGACATACCGGTGCGCAATCATACCTTTCGAGGCTGGAATGAGAGCCACCATCGGTAAGGTTTTAGGCAAGGGACAATTCCGGACATGGGCAATACTCGACACCAACAAGAATGTTCTTAGCCTTGCCGATGATGCCGGGAAGACAGAAAAAGAGACCAGTCCGATACTGCAAGCTCCAGATCCTATGCTCGGAATGTTCGTGAGTGCAGGAGCGTGCATCGCCAATCTCGAAACGAGCGTTGCCATGGAGACAATATCCATCAGGGTTCGTGCAGAGAAGGCTGGCTCTGTCGAATACGGAGCACTGAACAAGGAGACCGGAGAGACAACACCATGGGGAACGTATGAGGTTGCAGCCGAAGAAACAGAGTTCAGCGTGGTAAAGAGTAAACCTTCCGGTCTCCTCGTATACATCAAGCCTTCGGTAGATAAGATGATAAATATGGCGTTAAGCACGGCTGTGGCGGCTTATTATCTCTCGGACGGTAAGTTATCCCAAGTGCAGGCAGGAGGGGCGTACAGCGTTAAATATACGAGCGAGAGCATGCCTATCGATGTAGACCTGCAAGCACCAGCAACAGCGGAATGGCTTATCATCAACGCCATCAAAGAATACAGCACTGGCACGACTATTCTTGTTAAGAGTAAAAGCGAGACGGAGAGCAATGCGAGAGAGAGCAGTGGTACGTTTGACAGAAGCGGATCTTTTGGTGGAGGTGGCTCTTTTGGTAGTTCCTGGAGCAATGGAACAATCCAGCCAAGCGTTACGGCTAAGTATATCCTAGACCTTATCACGGCACAGACTGGGGTGGCATTCGGCTGGAGCAATCAAGCGAAAGAAATCATAAAGGGACTTGCTGTACCGTTGATTACAAGGAAGGCAGATGCGCAGACGGTTGTAGGCAGCTTTGAGGGCACTTTTTTCCAAACAGATAGTCTCGGCATTCTCGACTTCCAACCAACGAGCCTATCGGAGGTATTCGATGGGCTGGAGATTGGGCACAGATACAGCCAGCTGAACGTTAAGATTGCCTGCAAGATGATTTTTGATGTTCAGATGAACTGGTCGTGGGACGCATCGAAGGTTACTCCTAGTGGGCACAAATCATGGAGTTTTGGAGAGGGGAGCACTGAGTCGCAGGCATTCTACTCATATCCACCAAATTATATCGAGATGAAGGTTAAGCACAAGAACGATGACGGAACTTGGACGGAAACTCCATATATTGCAGGGTTGCAGCAGGATGAAACTTCTAGAAAATATGTGACCGATTATGAATCGGATAAGGTAAACGGCAGATTCATACACCTTGTAGCAGGACGAGGGGAGATAGATTTGGAAGAGGGCGACATCGTAACCTTTGAAATGAAGCACCCGAAAAATCAGGCATTAATTGGATTGAAGTGTTACAACGGACGGTTGACTGCCAGCATAAAGCAGAGCGATGATGTACCATACGGAGGTAATTTCCCTATCGGCAAGAACCTGCCCGACATCAAGGTAACGGACTTCTTGAAGTGTATCTGCATTCTGACATCAACGTTTCCAAGCCAGCGGTTTATTGGTGGAACACTTACGTTTGCAGACATCGTGAACCTTTGGGAAGCCAAGGCGCAAGCGGTGGACTGGACGAAGAAGCTCATCCCGAGCGAAGCCAGTAACCATCCAAGGCAGACCGATTTCAGCGTAGAGGACTACTGCCAGCACAATATCTACAAGTGGAAGGAAGACGACACCGTATACCAGCAGCACGATGCGGATATGACTATAGACAACAAGACGCTGGAGTATACGCAAGACGTTTGTACGCTTCCATTTGCAGCCACGGACGGAAATCGCATACCGATATACGAGTGGGAAGAAAGTATCTCATACTTCAATACGCATCAGTTCTCGACACAGGTAGCTACGAAATACAAGGCATGTAAAGACCGAATAGTGAACCTGACGAAGAACGATGCCGGCTATGCGGAATTGGCTTTCAACATCGACCTTCAGGACATCTTCGACAACAAGCTGGAAAAGTTGAGAAAGACGGTGGCGAACCCACACCACATTGTGGAGCGGTTCAACCTTTCCGATTTGGAGATACTGAACTTCGATGAAACGAAGCCAGTGTACCTTGCTCAGTATGGAGCCTATTTTGCGGTTTTAGAAATCAAGACCACAAACAGCGGATATTGCGAGGTTACAATGATAGAGTTGAACAACTAAAAAGAATGAACTATGGTAAGTGAAGACAAACAGCAGATTCTTGACATCAAGGTCAAGTACGAGGATGCAATCTATGGCATCATCAGATACAAAGAGAAGATAGACCAGCTAAAGGCAAGCATCAAGGACTTGCAGCAGCAGGAAAAAGACAAGACCATCACGACAAACGAAATGAAGGTGCAGACGGAAGCCATCAACGCAACCATCAAGGAGTACCAGTACAACGTGCGTGCCCTGCAGAAGGAAATACAGAACAATGTGCGTACAGAGAACGAGCAGGAGGGCAGCTTGAAGCAGCTGCGTGCCCAGCTTTCCAATGCCACCAAGAAGTATGACGAAATGGCGAAGGCAGAACGTGAGGGAGCGAAGGGGCAAGCCCTAGCCCAGCATATCAACGAGATAACTGACAAGTTGAAGTTGGCTGAGGAGGAGACGCAACGATATTATCGCAACGTTGGCAATTACTACAACTCGATGATGCAAGCAGCAGATGACCTGCAGGGGACGGAGTTCTTTGGTATGGATATTGTCAATGATACCGAGGTTAGCAACATCATCAAACTGGCGCAGAATATGGATGGACTGACAGACAAGCTGAAGGCGTTCGGTAAGACCGCAATCGGCTTGGTTATGAATCCATATTTTGCTGCACTCGCTGGCGTTGTCGGCGTTGGTATGACATTCAAGTGGTTCTATGACTACAACAAGGGATTGATGGAAGCCACACGACTGACAAGGGAGTTCACTGGCTACACCGGGGAAGCCTTGGAGACGATGAGGAACAGCATCGCAGCCACAGCGGACACGATGGGAAAGGATTTCAAGGACGTTCTCGGAACGGCTGACAACCTTATGGCTAATTTCCATCTATCGGGCGAGCAGGCGATGGACGTAATCAACAAGGGCTTTGCGAGCGGTGCAGACCTATCGGGCGATATGTTACAGAAGATACAGCAGTATGCGCCTACCTTCCACGATGCAGGAATATCGGCAGACCAGATGGTGGCTATCATCCAGCAGACACGTAGCGGTATCTTCAGCGACAAGGGTCTCGACATCATCGATATGGCGAGCAAGAAAATTCGTGAGATGAGCAGCGGCACGGCTTCCAGCCTTGATGCTATCGGTATTTCAAGCAAGCAAGTGCAGGAAGACCTGGCCAAAGGAACGAAAAGTACCTTCGATGTTATCCAAGAGGTCAGCACGAAGATGAAGAACTTCGGAGCGGACAGCCAGCAGGTGGGCGATGTTCTGAAGAACGTCTTCGGAAAGCAGGGAGCGCAAGCAGGTATTCAGCTTATCGAGCAACTGGATACGATGAGCACCAGCCTTGACGAAGTGAAGAAGCAGACTGGAGCGTGGGGAAATGTACAGCTGGAGAACATCAAGTTACAAAAGGAACTGAACACCTATATGAGTTCTATGTTCGATTTCAGTCAAAAGGGCTTTGCATCAATCATCACGGCAGGAAAGCAATTCGGCACGAAGGTTCTCATCCAGATAATGAAAGGCTTGTTCAACACCATAAACTACTTCATCGACTGGTACAACGAGAGCCTTCTTTTGCGTGGAGTTATTCAGACATTGGGGGCGGCTTTCCGTGGCGTTTGGTCGGTAGTCAAGGGCGTTGCAAACCTTATCATCGATGCAATGAAACAAGTCGGCAGAAGCCTAAAGGGTGCGCTCGATATATTGGAGGGTATCGTAACGTTCGACCTTTCCAAGGCACAGCAGGGATTCAAGGAGATATTCGACCTCTCAAAGTTCATCAAGGAAGGATGGAAGGATATCAAGCAGACTGGCGCAGACTTCGGACACGCATTCGCTGACGGATTCGAGAACACCGTGCACGGAAGACTGAACCATCTAAAACTTGCGAACCTAGACGGTGGAGCGACCAGCAGCGAGCCAACGAACGGAAACAAGGGAACGACACCAGCAGCCAAGGGCAGCACCGCCAAGACCAAGGCACAGAGAGCCAAGGAAGAAGCGGAAGCCAAGGCAGAGGCAGAGCGCAGGAAGAAGCAGGAGAAAGAATTGCAGGCACAGATTGCACTTATCCAGTTCCAGTACAACGAGCAAGTAATGGACGCAAAGAAGCGATACCTTGCAGGCATGTACGACAACGAGCGAGACTACAACAACGAACTCGAACAGCTTGAGAAGAACATGGTAGCGAGGAGCATTGACGCATACGTGGCGGCAGGGCAAATCGGAGCGGAAAAGGCGCAGGAAATGCAGGCAAAACTTCTCGACATCATGATAAAGGCGAAAGCGGACTTGAAGAACCAAGCAAAGGAAATTGTGGACGAACTCAACAAGGAGTTCGAGGACGCAGAGAAGGCACGCAAGGATGCAAATATATTGGGTGGTGGCACTAGCGATGAGGAGAACGACAACGCAGCCAAGTTGGAGCGGTATAGGGTTTTCCTGGAGCAGAAACTTGCAATGACCCAAGAGAACACGGAAGCGCAGAAGCAGCTCCAGCAGCAACTCCACGACACAGAGGTACAGCTGGCAGACGATTCGAACAAGATGCAGCAACAGAAAATCGGTGAACGCCAGCAGATGATGGCTAACATGATTTCTACGCTGGGCGATGGACTGTCTAGTTTCTTCAATGAGCAAGACAAATCCTTCCACAACTTCTTGAAATCCATGCTCACATCTTTGCTTGATGCAATCGAGATGGCAATCACGGCTTACTATGCACAGATGTTGGCACATGAGCTGGCAGAAAAGTCGTGGTTTGGCGTTGCCAGTGCAGCAGGCATGATGGCTTTAACCAAGGCAGCCTTTGCCGGAGCGAAAGCAGCCGTCAAGGGCTTTTCCACTGGTGGCTACGTCCAAGGCTCTGGAACCGGAACTAGCGACAGCATCCCGGCAAGGCTCTCAAATGGCGAGAGCGTAATGACAGCCAAGGCGACTTCAATGTTCAGTCCGATATTATCCGCATTCAACCAGTTAGGAGGTGGTGTTCCTATCGTAGTAAACAACGGAGGCAGCAACATCGGCATGGATATGCTGGCGGCAGCTGTAGCAAGAGGGTATCAGATGGCTCCTCAGCCAGTAGTGAGCGTGGAGGAGATAAACCGCACCCAGCGTAGAGTGCAGACGATAGAGAATATCGGCAGGATTTAAAGGGTAGTTATTTCTTCAAGATTTGCGTTCTGAGCGGTTTTCGTTTGAAGGTGGTAAAGTTACACACCCAAGGCAATAAAAGCCGCTTAGAACGCAAAATTTTGGCTTGTTTAGAAAAATTAACTGCTTACGAGATAAACATATAGAAAAATATCGTATCTTTGCAGCGTTTTAAAACTTAAAAAATCACGATTCAATGGCAAAACTCAGAATATACAACGACATCGACAGCCAAGACAACAAGTTCTGGTATCAATGGTGGGGAGGTGATTGCGTGTGTTTTCAAGACATAGATGCTTTTGCAGCAAGCATACCGAAAGACGATGATACAATCGACATGCGCATCTTCTGCAATGGCGGATCTGTAGTCGAAGGTTGGGCGATATACGACCGACTGCGACAGAGCGGAAAGAAGATTTCCTGCACCGTAGAGGGCAAGGCAGCATCCATGGCAACAATCATCATGCTCGCAGCACCAAAGGAGAGCCGCAAGGCATACGAGAACGCTGCCTTCCTGCTGCACAATCCGTGGGTTCCTGGCTGGGGGTTGGGCGACCAGCTGAACGCAAAGGACTTGAAGAACCTGGGCGAGGAAATGCAGATGTGGCAGGATAAGATGGTGGACGCATACGTAGAGCGGTGCGAGTGCGACCGGGAAGAGATACAAGCCTTGATGGATAAGGACATCTTCATCAACACCAGCGAGGCTTTGCGCCTAGGTCTTATCAGCAGCACCGTTTCAGCACTCAGCGCAAGCGCATCGAAACGCAATATCGAAAATTTTATTAATTCAAAACAAAATCCAAAAGCAATGGAGAAGAAAACAGAAGTAAAGGCTTCTCTCCTCGACAAGATTCTCGCCAAGTTGGGCGTGAAGACACTGGAGGAAGCAGAGCAGGCGGTGGCAGAGCCACAAGCCAAGACAGAGCCAAAGGCGATGGAACTCAACACAGCAGACGGACAGACACTGACCGTTGAGCGTGAAGAGGGAGATCCACAAGTAGGCGACAAGGCAAGTCCGGACGGTACTTTCGAAATGCCCGATGGCAAGACAATCGTTGTCGAGGACGGTGTAATTACCGACATTCAGACCGCAGACAACACCGACAATGAAGGCGGTGAGGGCGGTGAAGGCGGCAGCGCATCAAGCACCGACAACGACACCGTAGCCAAGTTGCAGCAGCAGGTTGCAGCACTCAAGCAGCAGTTGAACGACACCAAGGCACAGCTGGCAAGCGCACAGAAACTCGCGAAGAGCAAGGAAGACATGCGCATCCTGAATGCCGTGAAGATGGCAGGCGGTGCGGAGAAGGTGCTGGCAGGCTACAGCAGCCACTACAAGCCAGCACAGCGACAGCCAAGCGGCAAGGGCGCAGGCGACAACGTGAACCCAGTCGAGGAAGGTAAGAACGCCATCAAGGAGAGACTTGCCAAGCTCCACAAAAAGGGCAAGAAGTAACCAAGTATTAACTAAATCAGAAGAAAATAATGGCAGGATTTACAAAACAGCAACTCGAGAACCTTAAACTCGAGCCAGAAAACCTCGCAAGCATCAAGGATGCCGTGCAGGAAACCTTCTACAACGATGAAGATTTCTCTTCATTCGTGAATATTCAGAAGGTCAAAGAGAAAGACCCTATCGCTCTTATCGGAGAGATGGAAATGGTCGGTAAGAAGGGTGGCGGTTGCGACCCTACCTATGAAGAGAAGGGTATCGCAAACTCTCAGAAGCGTTGGGAATTCGGACAGTGGGAAATCCCAGTCAAGATTTGTTACGAGGCATTGAAGGGAACCATCGGTGAGTATTCATTGAAGACTGGTACAGCCATTGGTGACCTCACCAGCACCGACTTTATGACAATCTATGCAGATGCACTCCAGCGAGCCATGGAGCAGATGATTTGGCGTTTCGGCTGGCTTGGTGACAAGGAGGCAGCATTGGCAGGTTCAGGTGGCGGCAAGCTGACAGCAGACTTAGATGTCAGTAATTTCAACGTCTGCGATGGTCTGTTCAAGCGCATCTTTGAAGCCACAGCGACCAAACATACAGCCATCGCAGCCAACAGCGAAGCCACAGCAGCAGCGCAGGTTTCAGCATTGCGCAAGAGTGGTGCGGCTACTACACTTGTAGACACCATCCTGATGGATACAGACACACGTATCGTTGACGACAGCGATGCCGTGTTGCTCATGACACGCTCGCTTGCTGACGCATTGACCTACGACCACAAGAAGACCTACCACGACATTATGCCGTGGGAAAAGTTGTTCGATGGCTTCGAGGTTGCGACCTACAACGGAGTGAAGATTGCACGTGTCGGCATCTGGGATAGAATGATTAAGGCATACGAGAAGGGCGAGACGACAGTCAACCTTCCACACCGTGCGGTATTCTGCAATCCTAAGCACCTTATGATTGGTACAGATGCCGATGCACTCATTAGCGACCTCGACATCTGGTTCGACCAGAAGGAGCGCAGGAACTATCTCTATGCTACAGGTAAGATTGGCACGGCTCTCCTCGAAGAGGACATGATCCATGCAGCTTACTAATCGCTCCTAATTTTCAGTTTAGTATTAAGTTATTTTTGACAGTCCTCAACACCCACAAAACGGTGTTGGGGATATAACAATTAAAAACGAATTAATATGAAAACAACTTGCGAGAGCCTTATCGCCCAGGACATCATCATCCCTTGCGAAGACCAAGTAACAAAGGGACTGGAGGGCGATGGACTTATCATCAACCGAGACGACATCGACTTCACCAAGTCCGTTGTCGAAGGCAATACAATTAAAACATTGGTCTTGAAGACTGGCAAGAAAGCATACGCCATCCGGCAGGAAGGCAGCAAGCCATTCACTGGAACCAAGACCGAACTGACAGTTGGTACGTACCGCAATAGCTGGAAGAACACCGTGGCAATCGTGGTGCTGGCGAACACACCCGAAGTTTGCGCAAATATCATTGACGGCTTAGCGAACGGAAAGTATGTTATCATCCTGCGCAACCTTTCAAAGGGAGCGGACGGAAGTGCAGAGTACCAGGTATTCGGATATGCGCAGGCACTGAAGGCAAGTGCTGGCGAGAACGACAAGTACTCAGACGACACCGAGGGCGGCTGGCTTATCACGCTGGAAGAAGAGAGCGTACCGAAGGCAGCTTATTTCTTCTTCGACACAGACAGCGAGACCACGGCAGCCAAGTATGCCAGTCTGACAACAGCAGCCGTAGGAGGTTAAGCCATGACCTACGAGGAAGCAACAGCCAAGGTCGGGGAGTTGAAGGCACGGTTTGACAGTCCATTTGATGCAACCGACAAGGCAGTTATTGAAACTCTATATTTCGAGGTGACACGCAAGCGTTTTGTTCCGACAACCTGCCAGCAGTGTTACCACGATGCTTTGATTGAAATTTATCTAAAACTCAAAAAAGAAAAGGCAATGCCAAAAACATGTAATTATGCTATGAAGGCGGGTTTCATCATTTCCTGCCCGGACTTCTATAGGGGTAAGATTTTCACGAACGAGAACCTGACCGACAAGGTAGCGCACGAATATCTGACGAAGTACCCACACATGGAGAGCTACTTTCAGAAGATACCCAGCGAGGAACTCATCGAGAACAAGCAGCCGCCAGCAGGCAGCGAGAACAAGCAGCCGCCAGCAGGCAGCGACAGCGGTGCAGATGATACCGCAGGGAAAGATCCTGCCGAAAAAGCAGCAGGCAGCGACAAGAAAAAAGACCTCGACCAAGCCGAGAAAGCAGGCAAGGAAGAGTGACAAAACAACAAGTAAAACGACACAAGCAATATGAACGTCAAGACAGTTAAAAAGCCAAAGCGAAGGGTTGATGTTAACTATGTCAGCCGATTCAAGATGCAGGCATACGGATATGATAATCTTTATCCGCAGAACCTCGCACGCATCACGGAAGCAAGCGGAACGGCAATGCTGTGCCTTAACCGCTACGCCCGATTCATTGAGGGCTACGGCTTCGATAGCGATGTTATCGCAGCGTTAGCGATGAACCAGCAAGGGGACACGGCAGACGATTTACTGCGGAACGTAGCGCAAGACCTCGCACGCTTTGGAGGCTTTGCCCTTCATGTTAACTACAACGTTCTAGGGCAGGTGTCGAGCGTGAGCCACGTACCCTTTGAAAATTGTCGACTGGAAGAGACAGACGACAAGGGGAACGTGGCGCACGTCTTGCTGCATCCCGACTGGGAACAGAAGAAAACGAGGAACGGAAAGCGGTTGATGGTGAACGAGAAGACTATTGAGCGCATCAACGTCTTCAACCCCGACCCCGACATCGTTCTTGAACAGATTGAAAACGCAGGAGGCATCGACAGCTACAAGGGGCAGATTCTGTGGCAGAGCCTAGACGGACAGTTTATCTATCCAACAGCCAGCTACGATTCAGCCATCACGGAGATTTCGACCGATGAGGGACTGGGCAACGTGAAGATGCGAAACGTGAGAAACAACTTCCTCGTATCGTGTATGCTCGTAACCAAGAAGGGCGTGCCGAAGTTCAACGAGGAAGGCGAAGAGGTGGAGAGCGGACAGATGATTTCCGATGAAGACCTTTTGCAGTTCCAAGGGGACGAGAACACAGCGAAGATTCTTGCTGTAGAGGTGGAGAACGAGGAAGACGAACCGAAGGTTGTCGCATTTCCTACAAAAAACTTCGACAAGGAGTTTTCCGTGACCGACAGCAGCGTTATTGAGCGCATCTACGCACAGTTCCACCAAGAACTCTTCTACTCAATCCGTATTGGCAAGCTGGGATTCAGCGGACAAGTTATGCAGGACGCTTACGAATACTATGCAGGCGAAGTGACGACCGAGCAGCGTTTCATCGAGCGAGCCTTCAAGAAGATTTTCGATAGCTGGCACGACCCAGCCATTCAGAACCTAGACCCCAAGCTGCAGCCGTTGAAGTATATCAGCAGCGATGTGGAAGGGAACAACACGATAGATTGATTGAGCCTATGGGAGAACAAAGAAAACAACTTATCACGGTTGATCAGTTCCGAGAACTGGCACGACCGACCAGCACACACCTAGATGAGGATGAAGTGAACGCATACATTCGGGAATGCGAAGATGCAAACATCATACCAGCCATCGGGTGGGAGCGGTTCAAGGCAGCGACCGAGCAGGGAGAGTGGGGCGATTCAGTATTGCCCGATTTCCAGCCTGCGGTCTTTATGGACGGTGGCGAATACACCATCAAGAAGGAGGGCGATTGCAGCCAAGACAAAACCAAGGTGCAGAAGTACACCAGCGGAATACGCAAGGCACTCGCTTATTTCACGTATGCAAGGCTTTTTCGTGCCGATGGCACAATTATAAGCCGGGCAGGTGGAATGCGCCACAGAGACGATTATTCAGACCATGTTCAAGATGTAACGAGCAACAAGCAATACAACGACATCATGGATATGGCAGAAAGATATTTATCAGATGCACTCGCATACCTCAAGACATTCACCCCGAAAGGGGAGGTGAAGACACAGCGAGGAACGAGGGCACACATTCACGCAATAGGAGATTAATATATGGCAACAATAGACGAAATTAAACAGCTGGCGGCAGCGGTCAAGAACGCTACGCAGGTTGGCGAGAACACAGCCGAGAGGGTAGGCGGTGCTCTCGCTGGTCTTGCGGATATTGCCAAAGCACAAGAAGACAATATCGGCAAGAAGGCTGACAAGGCGGCTATGGACGTTGAGCTTGGCAAGAAGGCAGACAAGGAAGAAATGAACCGTCTCCTGGCGACAAAAGCTAATACTGCTGATGTTGACACAAAGTTAACAGAAGAGAAGAAGCGTGTTGATGCTGAGCTTGATAAGAAGGCAAATGCGGCTGATGTGGCTTCTAAGTTTACAGCGGAAGCTGCTAGGGTTAATGCTGAACTGAATAAAAAGGCTAATGCTGAGGACGTTGAACAATCGTTCTTAGAGCAGACAACTAAGAATACAGAGCAGGATGCCGAGATAGCCAAGAAGGCTAATGCTGAAGATGTCAATAATTCCATGCAGCAACTTGACAAGAAGCTGAACAGAAATCTCCTCGCCATTGAGTTTGACGATGAGACAGGAGATCTCAATGCCATCATCGGTCAAGACTCCACCATCAGCTCTGTTTCTACAGATGAGGATGGAAATGTAATCATTGAACAAGAAATCATTTAAAAATAACAATATGAGCGCAACGACAAGATTAAACATCGGTAAGATTCCGATTTCAAAGGGAGAATACCAGGAGGGTACTGCTTACCAGCGTCTGAATCAGGTGACCATGCTTGGCTCAACGTATCAGAGCAAAATTGACGACAATACGTCTGCTCCTGCCCAGATGGGAGCGTATGGAGCCGTTGAGAACATCAACACGGACAAGTGGCTTTGCATTGCGGTTGGAAACGTTTCAGCCGCAAAGAAAGTCGTGTACAATAACGAGACCAGCGAACTTGAGGCTGGTAACGTGCAGGAAGCCATTGATGAACTTCAAAGCAAGAAATTAAACAAGGAAAACATTGCCCAAGAGTCTGGTGAGTCTGAGGACAAGGTAATGAGCCAGAAAGCCGTATCAATAAAATTTTCAGATTTAAGTAAAGATATAACTTGTATAAGTCTAAAAGATAAAATCATCAAGAAACATCTTGTAAGCACAAG